TTATGCGCGGCATTGCCGCTGAAATTACTAACCCTACTTATGATTTCTTTGGAACCTTGATTCAATTTTTTGGATCGAATCCATCTGGACATCCTCTAACTGTTGTTATTAATTCTCTGGTTAATTCTCTATATATGCGATACGTGTATTACGAGATTGCCAGGCGTGACAAGTGGAGAAGAATCCCTGATTTCGACACTGTTATTGCTCTCCTGACCTATGGAGATGACAATATCATGTCAGTCAAGAAGGGATTTGACTCGTACAATCATACCAGAATTGCTGCAATTTTCGCAGAGAGTGGAATCACATATACCATGGCAGATAAAGAAGCTGTTAGTGTACCATTCATCAATGGAGGTGAAGCTTCATTCCTAAAGCATTATGCTGTATGGGATGAGAGCCTAAAACTCTATCGTGCGAAGATTGAAGAAGCATCGATCGCTAAAATGCTGCATTGTCATGTTAAGTCTTCTGTCCTATCTGAAGAACAACATAGCACTGCTGCAATCCACAACGTAATGGATAAATATTTCCATTTCGGACGTGCTGTCTATGACATGCGTCGCGAGCAACTACACCGAGTTGCGCGTAATAGCGGTATTGTTGGTCTCGTGGGAGAACTTAAAACCTACGATGAACAACTAATGAGATTTAACGACAAATTTGATCTCAAACTCTCCGTTGGCAACATGGAGTAAATAAACTAAAGAACCCGTGCGAGGTAGTTACTCGACAGTATGCAATAGGATCTCCCGAGCCTTACAACTGTTAGAAGAAAACTCGTATTGATGGCAATCCACGAAAGGATTACCCCTATTTAGGGGAGTAGATGTCGCCACTACAAAAAAGAGGAGCTCTGCGGAAGCTGTGTGATGTCACAGCTAATCGTATTTATATAAATATACATTACTACATATACTACATATAAGGAGAATCTGGAACTCCCTTCCATCCCAGAAGAAGACCTTACGCCAGAGGTCGAAAAACTATTGGCGCTCGTTGTTAATCTTCGAGTTGCGCTAGCAAGGAAGTATCATCATGTCGAAAGACTGAAGAAAGTTATTGCAAAGCGAAAACCCACGTTCGAGTCACAATCTGCTGAAGTAGCATCTCCCACTTCAACTGACAACTCTACGAGCATTGGTATTACCAAGTTCGCAGACGAGGAAGCTGG